CGGAATTACGGTCTCACCAAGCTCCAGACCACTTACGGCAACCGATGGATGATTTCATGGTCAAAGCTTCAAGCGGCTTTGCTGATAACCAAAGAGCTTCGCATTCCGTTCTTTGGGGTACTGCACTTGTTCGACGATGACTTGGTTATGATGGTTGAAATCTTCAACCGCAATGCAACATGGGCGGCTAACCATCAAGCAACCGACAAAATGGTTAACGGACGCACCGAGAGAGTAGCGTTGATTGATATGACTAGAGCCGCTCGCTACCAAATCAAGAGCGGTCAGATTATTGAGGAGCTTTTCTGATGACTGATCTTGAGCGCGAGATCTTGGAGTTCCGACGGCAACTCTGGCGACCAACTCCACGGCAGTCTGTGGTTGAGTGGGCTGAAGCCAACCTATCGCTAAGTCAGCGTCAGACTGAACACCCCGGACCATTCTCCACAGCAGTCAGACCATATTGCAGAGAGCCGCTTGAGTGTTGGAAAGATCCAGCGGTCTCGGAAGTGACGCTCTGTTGGGGTTCACAAACCAGCAAGACAACGACATTGATGGCCGGTCTCGCTTGGTCCATTGACGTTGAGCCAAGTCCCGCGCTGTGGTTGATGCCTTCCGAGAATCTAGCTCGCAGTTTCTCCAAGAGTCGCTGGTTGCCAATGCTGGAAGACTCGCCAGCAATGGTTGCGCGGTTCCCAACTGACAAAGACCAGATCACCAATCTGGAGCAGCAGTTTGACCGATGCACGTTGACCTTTGTCGGTTCCAACTCACCAGCGAATCTAGCGTCTCGACCCGTCCGCATTCTGGTTGGGGATGAAGTGGACAAGTTCGCGGAAGCCACTGCGAAGGAAGCCGACGCTCTGGATCTTGCTGAGCAACGACTCAAAGCGTTCTCCAGCAGCAAAGCGTTCTTCACCAGCACTCCGACGACCTCCGAGGGACGAATCTGGCAGCGGTATTTGAGAGGAGACCAACGGCGGTATTACATCCCGTGTCCGCATTGCAAAGAGCCGATCAAGCTGGAGTGGCGGCAAGTAACTTGGGACAACGCAAAGACTGAAGAAGGAAGACCGGATTGGCAGCAAATACGGACCACCGCTCATTACGTTTGCCAATTGTGTCAGGGAAAGATTACGGACTCTCAGAAGGTTGCCGCGCTGCGTCATGGGAAGTGGGTTCCAGAGAACAAAGCGAGCCTCCCGAGTGTCCGCTCTTACCATCTATCGTCTCTCTACTCACCGGATCGCAAATGCACTTGGGGAAATCTCGCGGTCGCATTCTTGGAAGCCAAAAGCTCGATGATGGGATTGCAGGGATTTATCAACGGTATGCTCGCGGAACCGTGGGAAAACCAAGAGACCCAACAGGAGCGAGTGGAGGTCGTCTCAGATGCAGAGATGCCGGAAGCTAGACGCTACTTGACCGCAGACGTACAAGCCGCTGCTCCGTTTCTCTGGTGGGTCTGTCGAGAATGGTCTGGCGGCAACTCAAGACTGGTTGCGGCTGGTCACGCTGACGACTTTGCCGCTCTCCGACGCATCCAGCTACATTACAAAGTGCATGACATGGATGTTGGGATTGACTCCGGCTACAACACGCAAGCGGTGTACGATGCTTGCGCGGAGTTTTCCCAACTCAGCAACTCTCCGATAACCTATCCCTGCGGCTTGCGCTACCCACCGGAGGGAGGTCTTCGGAAGCCGATGCTAATCGGTTGGTTGCCGATGAAAGGTCGAGAGACTGGTGCGCGGTTTACTTCCAAGACCGGCTCAATCCATCCATTTGGAATCACAACCTCAACTTCAATGCGAACGGATGTCGTCCAGCCGTTGCTAGTCTTTGACACTGAGCATATGCGCGACGTTCTCCAGCGGCTCCGTAAAGGATCGGAAGCTAACCAGTGGACCGTTTGCAGCTTACCAGCACCACTTGAGGCTGAAGGAGCATTTGCGGCTGATTCTGATACATACTGGAAGCACTTGGACTCTCATGTTTTGAAGCCGACAGCTAACCGCTCCGGTCGAATCAAACACTTGTGGTTTAAGCGGAATACTCGTTGGCCGGATCATTTGCATGATTGCGAGATCATGCAGTTAGCAATGGTGATGCTCTGGAACGACTTGAGATCTAGCACAGCGGAAAGTTCTGCCGCTTGACACAAGCTTTGCTCTGTGGATAGTCCGCTCAGTGGTGACTTACACCGTAGCAACAAAGCGATCTTACTTGCGTACTACATACGCAAGTCTCGGTGCTTTGACTTTGCTGCAAGCGTTAACCGCAAAGCTTACTGTTGCAGCTAACACTCTGGAGTCTGGTCAGCTAGTCCGCAGCACTTCCAGTTCTGATGTTTCGGTTGAGTTCGCTGAACCCGGTAAAGGTTCCGCCTCCGCTGGTGAGATGTTGGAAATGTGGGAATCACTGCTGAGTGATTATGATTACGCTGTGGTTCTCCTAAATGGAGACGGCATCACTAGTCCGTCTGATCTCCAGATTTACAACAAGATGCTTGGCAGTGTTCTTGTTGCAACAACTCGGTATTACGGTGATTTCACGCAATTTCGGCGTGAAGCCACAACCCGCATGAGCTAATGGGAATCCTGCAAACCATAGCCAATAAGCTGTTTCCCGCTCCCGTTAACAAGTACGAAGGAGCCGGTCAGTCTCTGCGTCGTTCGTATCTCGATACGTCTTACACTTCGGCTCGCTTCGACGTAACCAGTTCGACCCGTCAAGCCATTGTTCGCAAATCGCGGTTTTTTGAACAGAACAACGCGATAATGAACAGATTGGGAGACTTGTTTGAGTCTTATACTGTCGGTTCAAGTTTCTCTGTTCAACCGGCTTCTAGTGATCCGGCTTGGAATCTTGCAGCTAAGAAGTGGTTTGATATTTGGTCGCGTTATCCTGACATCGGTTCTCGCCAATCATTTGGCACTCTGATGGGGCAAGCCGCTCGCGGTTGGTTCTACGATGGCGAGAGTTTCTTGCTGCTAACCAAAGGTGAAAGCGGCAAGCCGCGATTGCAGCTTATAGAAGCTCAATCAATTGCGACTCCCAAAGGAATGGAGTCAGACGAAACCGTATTTGACGGTGTTCGCTTTGACCCTCGCACTGGTCGCGCTGTCGCTTACTTTATCGGTAACGAAAAGAGTCAGGGGAATCTGGTTGATGTCCGCAGCATCAGCGCGGACTCCGTAGTGCATATCTACGAACCAAATCGTCCCGCACAGCTTCGCGGTCTTCCGTTTGTCTCTAGTGTTATCAATGATCTGCACGATCTTGACGACCTTCAAAAGCTGGAGATGGAAGCTTGCAAGTTGGGAGCTTCGGTCGCTCAGATCGTTAAGACCGTTTCCGGTGAGGTCCAAGCCAGCAACCTCCGCGCTGGTACGGCTGGAACCACTCAGAACACCGCTGAGAACTATTACGAGCAAGTCTTTGGCTCTGCTGTTAAAGTGCTGAAGAACGGTGATTCTTTTGAACAATTTTCGACTGAGCGTCCCGGTGTAAATATGCGGGAATACTGGAGGCAACTGACTGAAAAAGTCTGTGCTGGTGTTGGCATTCCTTACGTTCTTGTTTATCCAGAGTCGATGCAGGGAACAGTCTATCGCGGTGCGCTGGATATGTCTGCTGTCTGGTTTAAGTCTCGGCATCAAGTGATGGCTTCGGCGGCTCGACGCATTTACGAGTATGTGATGGAGTATGCGATCAAGACAGATCCGACTCTTAATGACGCTCCAGCGGATTGGTATGAAGTTTCGATTACCGCTCCGCGCTCTCCAAACGTTGATGTTGGCCGTAACTCTGCGGCTCAGTTGGCTGAGTTGGAAGCTGGTATTGTGACTTACGATGAGGTCTATGGTGCGCGTGGACTTGACTGGCGTTCTTCGCTAGAAGCTAAAGCACAGCAAGCTTTGTTTGTTCGTCAATTGGCTGGAAAGTACGGCTTGGATGTTTCTGAGATTTCTACAATCCAGAAAGAGAAAGCTCCGAGCGTTCCGGTTGCTGCTATTGCAATTGACACTGAGGACGACGCTCCCGCTCCTGTTGCTGCTCCTGATAATGGTAATACATCACCAGTAGTTGACGACACACTTGTCACTGCTGTAGTAAAGAAACAACGCAAGCCGCGATCTAAGAAAACAGAATGAGCTTCACTAAGAAAAGCGATTGGTTGTATTACGCTCCAGCGGCTTCCGCTGGTGAGACTGCTACCATTCAGATCTTCGACCAGATTGGCGAAGACTGGTTTGGTGGTTCTGGTCTCTCTGGTAAGCAGTTCTCGGATGTTCTCAACGAAGTTGGCAATGGTCCGCTCTTGGTTGAGATCAACTCTCCCGGTGGTAACGTTTGGGATGGGTTGTCCATCTACAACCAGTTGCGCGGTCGTCGCGCTCCGGTGACTACTCGCGTTGTCGGTATTGCAGCTTCCATTGCTTCGATTATTGCGCTTGCTGGCGATAAGGTTGAGATGGCCGATGCCGCGCTGATGATGATTCACGATCCTTCTGGTATGGCTTCCGGTACTTCGGAGGATATGCGGAAGATGGCTGACGCTTTGGATCAACACGCTGAGGTCTTGGTTGGAGTGTACGCTAAGAAGACTGGTCGCAGTCCCGAGTCAATCCGCGCTGCGATGAAAGCGGAGACTTGGTTTACCACTCCTGAAGCGGTTGCTTTTGGTCTTGTGGATAAGCCGATCAAACAGCTTGCGATGGCTGCGAAGTGGCATCCCCGCGCTGTTACCAAGACCGCTCCCGAGACGGTTAAGAACAACCTTCGTCGCGGACTTGAGCAATACGCTGAAGGTCTTGCTGGTGAAGGTCTTGAGAAAGCAACCGTTCTTGAGGCTGAATCGCTCGTTGCTGGCGAGCAACCCACCGAAGATAAGGTTGAGAAAGCTAACGCTTGGTGGGGTCGCAATGAACGATTCTTGGAAGCTGAACCAAATACACCGGCTGACGTAGCAGCTAACCTTTGGGGCGGTGCTGCTGGACGCGACTGGTTCCGCGCTTTGTACGCTCAATTGGAGCGTGAGGAAAATGAGGAGAACGAATCTCCTGACGACAAGATTTCTGCGGATGGCAATCAAGCTGTCAGCGAAAATGGCAAAGCTTCTTTGCCGCAACCAACACAAACAACCGACACAAATATGTCCGATACCACTACTGTGACGGCTGCGGCTGCTCCTGCCGCTTCCGTTGATCTCACCGCTATTCTGGCGAAGCTCTCCGCTCTGGAAGCCAGCTTGAAGGCTCCCACCGCCGCTCCCGCTCCCGAGCCGGTGCGACCCGTAATCGAGAACCTCGGCAACCCGCTGCTGGAGCAGCACAAGAAGATGAAGGCTGGTGCTGACCGCCGTCGCTTCTTGATCGAGAATCATTCCGAGTTGCTCCGTCAGAGCAACCTGATCGCTCCCCAGAACGGCAACACGTTTGCCGCTGGTCTGGTGGTGGATTATCTCGCTGATGCGGTTATCACTGAGATGGGGACCAAGTTGGCGATGGTTGGCAACTTCACTCGCAACGTTGGTCTGGATAACTTGCGACCGAAAGCCACCGTTCAGGTCAAGAAGTTCGTCCAAGCCGGTTCTTCTGCGACTGTTGATAACGCGACCAATTTTGAGACCAGCAATGATTCTCAGTTGGATGCCACCGCTGTTACTGTTAACCAGATCAGCAAGCTCTTCACTGTCACGCAAGCTGAGCTAAATCAGGGTTTTGCTTTGGCCGATCTCGCTGCCGGTT